CATTTAAGGTAATTATCATTTTACCTTTTACAAAATCCGGTGCGCCTTCCCTTGGGGGAAATGTGATTAAACCTTTTGGATAAATCTTCTCGTTGCTCATAATTAAAATATATTAGTGTTAGAATTAAAATTTGATTTTTGTGTTTGGGGTTTTCTGTTTGATGCTGAGTTGCCATCATCATCATCAGATTGTAATGCCAATAATGATGCTAAAGTGTAACGCCTAAAATATGTTATTTCAGACCCTTTCTTTTGGGCATCTAATCCTTGGGATAGTGGAATGGCTGAAACCTCCTCCTCGCCGGTTTCTGTGCATCTGAGTACGGTATAAACTTCGTTGTTTATTATCGGTTGTAATATGACAACCTTGTTTTTTTGCAGAATTGGTAAAGTGTGTTCCAATAACTGATTGATGTCATAATACTTTGATTTAAAAAAAGGATTGTTTGCACCCTTTGTTATCTTACCAATTTCCTTTTGAATTTGGAATAGTTTGGTTGAAATGGATTTGTTTTCACTCATAAGTTTAGTGGTTTTAAATTAATGTTCAATTTCTTGAGTTTGTTGATATCATCAACGGTGAACCTCCCCGGCTCTTTTATCTTAGAATTTAGCGTTGGCAATGTAATGTCAAGACATTCCAAAACATCTAATTTTCTGATATGCAAACGCTTTATTTCGTTGATAAAATGAATTTCAAATTCGTTCATATTAATTATTTAAATATACTGCAATATATAATTTATTTTACAAACTAAAAAATATTTTACTTAATAATTTAAAAAAACCCCCCACGATTCAAGCGAACCAATGAGGGGAAGGAAACAAAAGGGGACTTTTTATTCGAATTTAATTTGAAAGTCTGTACTCACATCATCATCTTGATTTGGTATGTGGCAAACTATTTTGTATTCGTTTTTCTTTACTGAATAGGTCATATTATCAAGAATGGATGAAACCGGTTCTTGGTTGGTTTGAAAGTTAATCCATAATTTATTATGTAATGCAATAGGAATTGGTTCGGGATTTGTATTAAAAAACGTTCCTTCAAATCTTTTGACATATTCACGATAATCATTTATAAATTCTTGGGTAATAAGTTGGTCAATAGGTTTGACTGTATTTGGTGTCAATCGTGAAACAAAATCGCCTAAAATACGACCATCGTGTTTTGAGTTTTTAAGTGCGTTTGATAGTATATTGTCTTTTGATTGGTAGAAATTAGAAATCACACTTGAAGTCCTTGACTTGTTTTCCATTATTGCCGTTGACCTTGTTTGAACCGCTTCAGATATTTTAAGGTTGTCGATATATAGTCTGTTAAAATCGGCAGTTGTGCCGGTAACAATTGGTTGACCTAATCTAAAGTCAACGTACAATTTATCGGTATATTGACCAATAGTTGTGGCATCGACCTCACCTGCCTTATATGGCGGTATATTAACGGTAAACTTTTGCCATTGGTTATTAGTTTGCACGCTTGTATAATTCCTTTCAGGATATGAACTGCTGACATAGGTATTTTCAACAAATTCATTTGATTGTGCATTATATTCAACATCATAACCAGTACCCGAATAAAAAAAACGATATGTCAATTCAAACCTGAATTCAATTTCAACATCATCTGAATCGGTATCTGCAAAATATTCAAATTCAAGTTTAACCGGCATTTTTTGATTGACTTGTGGCAAAGCCTCAATTTCAGATTGATTTAAAGTTGTAGCTTGTAAAGTTGTACCAATTAATCCAAGATTTGTTGTCCTTGAGGCATTTGTCGTTGTCGTATCTAAATAAACGTTTTTACTTAAAGGGAAGGTTTTTGGATTGCTTCCCGATGCTGGTGAAACAAAATCGCAAGTTCCTACATCCCACCGATATGATGCCGTTGATGTTGAATACATAAAATGACTATTCGGATGAACATCCTCAAATGCATCAACCTTTGTTATATATTCCGCCTTTTTTATAGGTGGTAAATATTCAACAGTCATATCATTGCCAATTGGAATGACCTCATCCGGGGCGGTTAATAAAACATTTTCAACCAAAGTTTCCTTGTAAACCCCATCTTTGTCGTATCTCTTAAATTGGATAAATTCTTGACCTGAGTTCCTTAATAAGTCTAATTGTGCATTTCTAATTGTTCCCATAATTATTCACTTGCAAATTGATAACGTTCTACGACAAAATCATCTTCAACTCTTACCGTAATTATATAATTTTGCCCAAAATTAGTGATTACATCTTGTAAATCTTGTGGGTAGTCTGCCCTTGATGATATTTGTGGCATTGTGCTGAAATCAACACTTAAAGCCGATGCGTATCCTTGTTTATATTGGTTAAAAAAGAAAACATCATTCACAAAAGGCACTTCATAAAAAGAATAAAATCCATCCGGTAAACTAAAAGATGCATTATCGAAATCGGGTGTCCTTGGAAATTTAAATAACGGTGATGGTGGCGTTGGGTCAATTGTGTTATTTGCAACGCTATAACCATAATCAAACGCCCCTCCATCTCCAATTAACATATAAACCATTTTTGTGCCTACTTGCGCCCACCTCCAAGAATTAGCATCCGAACCATTTGATTGTCCGGCACCAATTGTGACTTGAAAATTACCTAAACCAAATTCTCGTGTTTTATTAAAATTATCTATTGATGCAATTTGTTCTAAAATATATGACCTATGAGTTCTTCCAAAAGTTTGTCCAATTCCTTTTGCCCTTGATAATGATTGGGTTATGTTGGAACCATAATATACATTCACATACGGTCTAACATTATAGGGAGGAATTACATAAACTCCGGGAGTGACTGATTGTGCAGGGGCGGCATTTACTGTTATTATTACGTAAGCGGCGGTTGATGTATTCGTGCCATTATTTGCCGTAAAGAAAAATTCATCACGCCCGGTGTAATCAGTTGTGGGCGTATATGTAACTGTGGTTCCACTTAAACTTGTTGAACCATTATCAACATCATTAGTAATTGCAAACGTAAGTGATAAGCCATCTGCATCGAATCCATTAAGTTCTATCGTTGCCGGAATGTTTTCGGTTGTTGTAATATGAATATTTTGAACGATTGGAGTTGAAACCGCCGCTTGTTCTTGTGATTCATAAATTCTATTATCAAGCAAATTTGAATTACTCATAATATACCAACGCCCTTGACTTTGAAAAATCCTTGAGTTGATTGATTTTAATATTTTAACTAATAAATCCTTGGCGTTTAGATTTAAATTTGAATTTGTCAAAACACCATATTCAAAAAGTTCAATGTCGTTTAAAACAGTTTTGTCATCTGAATCAAGAAACCCTTGACCCCTAATTGAGTTAGCAACAAATATATCAAAATCAAGTCCGGTGTTTTGTAGTATTTTATAAACATAGTAAAACGCCTCATCGAAGTTTGATTGGAACGTTTGACTTGGTGATGACCCACTCAATACAATATTGGAGTTTGGTGCATCATAACCATCTAAAAGTCCAAGTCCATCGGATGCCACTAATTTAATCGGATATGGCGTTGTGGTGAACGCCTCTTGAAAGCGGTCAACTACAATGAATCCTTCCCAATAAAATTCAAATCCTTGGCTTGTAGGGTCATCCCAATCAACGGCGGATGTTTGCCATTGGTCTGTTGTGGAATCCCAAAGTGGAGAACCACTTATATCCCCGGTTGAAATTTGCACCTTGTACTCACGTTCATCGGCATCATACCAATCATCATAATTAGTTCCTGATTCACCGGTTGTTTCATTCCATTGAACTTCGCTCAGATTCCAATTTTCATCAAGTTCATCCCAAGCAGTTCCACCGGAGGTTTCTGTGACAAATAAATTTATTTCACAAGTTGAGCCAATTATGGGATTATAGAAATCATCATTGTTTTCCCATTTTATAACTACCGGGTCGGCAGTTCCAATAAGTGGATAAACTGTCCCGGAATAGTTTTTTTGTAGAATTGAAAGTTTCCGAGGATTATTATATACATCGGAAAACAACAAAGAAAACTTCTCGCCGTATGCCATTATAAAATTCTTGTTCTGTTCCTATCGGCTCTTTGTAATGCCAAGACCAAATCCTGACCTTCTAATTTAAAGCCTCCGGTAATATTAACATTTGTTTGACCTCCGCCAATCATTGATTTTAATTTGTCAAGCGGTGCAATTACCTCCGGGTTTGACCTTACATTTGGGTATTCGCCCATCAATCCAAGAGTTGGTGATGATACAATTCCGCCGTTTGCGAATTTAGGAACACCACTTAGACTGCTAAAAATATCTTTGAATCGACTCATTTTTGACGCCGAATCCATACCCTTTGCCCCCGGTAATAATGCATTTAAAATAAATGCTGCCGCCGCTGCTGCTGCCAATCTTTTTGTAAGATTAATAATTCCATTAATAATTGAATCAAAAAAGTTTTCTCCATTCATTAACCCCTGAAATGCACTCATTAAAGTATCACCAAAGGCAAACGCTAAATGTACAGTCGCATCGCTCAATTGTTCGGCTTGAATTTTTATTTGAGGAATTATTAAATTCATTTTTTGTAATCCATCGGTTGCTAATTTAACAACACCAGTAACACGATTAGTGCCAAATTCGAATTGCTTTAAAATTTTAGTGCCTTTTATAAATTCTCTGTCACCTTTTTTTCGCACTAAATTTAATTCAGAAACTAACTTAATATTTTCTCTCGTAGATGTATTTGATGTATTTATTACTGAATTTTTCTTTTTTGTATTATCAACTGACTTTTCTGTTTCATCATTATTTTCTTTTAATTCTTCATTTTGTGATTTTAAAGCCTCAGCCATTGTTTTGGCTTGTAAAGCCGCAAATTTTGTTGAACTACCACCTGATTTAAGAAAATTAAAGAATGTCTGTAATCTTGAAACAACCGGATTCATTTGATGTAATAACTCGATAAATGCAGTTGTCAAAGCAGTTACCGCAATAGCAATGGCACCAAATGGATTTGCCGCCATAACCGTGGTTAATGTACCAACCGCACCGGTAATCACGCCAAATCCTGTTGCAACACTTCCAAGGGCAATCAATAGCGGTGGAATTATTGCCGCTAATCCCGCAATGGTTAAAATTAATCTTTGGGTGTCACTATCTAAATTTGAAAGTCTTTGAATTAAACCAGTAAAACTCGCCATTAAATCTTTTAATATTGGCAAAAGTATTTTTCCAAATTTAGCCAATGCAATGTTTAAATTATCTTTTAAGGTTGAAAACTGACCGGCAAAAGTTTGCGAAAGTTTTTCCATACCATTTTCAAACTGACCGCCTTCGGATGTTGCTTTAATAAATCCTTGCTTAAGTAAATCAAAAGTGATTTTGCCCTCACTTCCCATTTTCCTTAATTGGTCAACACTTGCGCCGGTAACGCCATTCAATATTTTATAAATTGGAATACCGTTGTTTATAAACTGATTGATGTCTTGTTGCATCACACGACCGGCGGCGGCAGATTGTCCAAAGGCAACCGCCACTCTTGTAAGGTCGGCACCGGCAACGGCTGAAACATCTCCAAGTAATTTTAACGAATCAAACGCATCGTCTGTCGACATACCAAAACCAATCAATTGATTGTTTACTGCCGCTAAGTCACCCAATTGAAACGGTGTTTTTGCAGAGAACTGTACAAGCCTCTCGAATGCTTTTGCACCTTGCTCAGCACCTCCGGTCAATACGTTTAATGATGTTTGTAATTTTTCAAAATCACTTGCAGATTTAACCGCCGCCGCACCGGCAAGACCGATGGGTAACGTTAACCTTGTGGACAAACGCTTTCCAATGTCGGTGGTTTGCCTCCCAAATGCTTTTAATTTTGATGATGCGGATGAAAGTGATTTATTTAATCCTTTTGCATCCCCATTTATAAATACTTCTAAAATGTTCGCCATAGTGCAAATTTAACAATTTAAAAAACAACCTTCCTTGGAATGTCTTTCATTGATTCAAGTAAATCTTCAAACTCTTTTAATTTCTGTGGGGTTGACCTTGGAACGTTCTTTTTGAGATAAACATCTTGCGGCAAAGGAAATAAATCCGGGGGTTTTATCGTTTGACTTTTCTTAGTGCAATTTACGTTGTGGATAAGGGTTGCCAAATATCTCAAACGTTCCCATTCAAGGTTTTGTTTGATTATATGGCTTTCTCCCAATAGTTGATTTTCCTTCCAAGTGTTTATCCAAAAATCACCCGGCGGAATACCGCATTGCCCAATAAAATAATCAGCTAATGAATCCCAAGTTATTTGTTCGGGTTCGCTTGTGTTTTTTTTTCCTCGGTGGGGTTTCTTTGAATACCCATATTTAAATCATTCCCAAGAATTCGTGATTCGGTCATTGCTCCAACAATCTTTTCAAGTTCATTGGCATCAACATCCTCAAGCCACGCACCGACTTTGAATTTGTTATAGTCGATTTCATTGCCTTGTTCTTGGTCGTTTGCCAATAAGCCACAATAAATGATTTCTCTAATAACGCTCAATGATATTCCACCTTCGAAGATGTCCCCTAATTGGTCAAGTGAAATGTTTAATTCATCGGTAAAAGCACTCCAAAAGTTCATTGAGAAGTGCATTGTTCTTACCTTACCACCAATTTTAAGGTCGTGGTAACCCCTCCTTTTGTTCCCCATTATGTATTAAAAATTACGAGTTAACCGCAGTTGTGATTGAGCCGGTAGTAACGATTGTACCTGAATAGGTGACCGCACTTTCCATTTCGCCGCTTGTTTCAATTGAAGTGATAAATCCTTCGCCTGAAAAAACAGTATCACCGGTTGTGGTAGTCCCAAAAGACCAATCGATTTTTGAACGGTTTTCCATAAGTGTAGCCATTGCCGGTACATTTTGGGTATCAGTATAATCGACAAGACCTTCAAAGCTAATTTCTCCACTTCTAAGTCCGGCGATTACCTCTTGATAACCCCCTGAATCTTTGCTTGTCGCTTCCGGGGCATCCATAGACAAGGAAAGAGATGCACTCGTTGAATGACCGATAGTTGCTAAGGTACCGCCATCAGCGATGAATTTTAATAATAAATTTGTTCCGTTGTAAACAGTAGATGCCATAATTCTTTATTTTTTACAAATATAATACTTTTTAATTTTTCCCAAAATCTTCATATCTTCCATTAGAAATTAGCTTCATTTTCTGTTTGCGTTGACGTAAAGTCTCCATTTAAATAAGAAAAATTAAAAGGTGCGTCTAACATATCTGCGTGGTTTAAAACTTTAAATTCGGCAAAACGACTTGTACTTTCAGATGTGTGCGCAACAATGACATCAGAAGGAACAAAACTTACAGATAAACCTCCATATCCGCCATTAGGATTCCCATTACTCCAGACAATGCTTGAATCACTTAATCCATCTCTACGACCAAACCAAATACGTTTTTCACCTACATCAACCGCCATACAAACAATATCATTATCTCCTAAATTTAAGTCAGTAAACCCAGATTGCAATACGTTGCCAATATAAGTTCTTTCTCCCCTTTTGTTTAATCCTGCGCCATAATTTGCATCTAATGGATTTCTACTGACATAGGGCGAAACGTCATAAACTGTGTTTGAACTTCTATTAAATACACCAAAATATTCGTGCTCACTTGTGCCAATCAATTGTATTTCTAAATAATACTTACCGCTTGTTTGAGCATTTTGGTTTAAAACTGCGTGTCCTTCTGAATTTGTATTAAAATCTACTATTTGACCACTTGACTTAAACTCTGCTCTATTAGAAGCACCGTCATCATACCCTGCCCAAAACTCATCAAACCTTAAATTTGCAGTTGGAGCGGTTACAGTGTCAAAACATTGTTTTTCGTTGTAAAGTTCGGTTACTTGGTCACTTGTAAGGGCAGCATCGTAGATTCTTACTTGGTCTATTGAGCCACCTGCGTAATTTGTTCCATAATGTCCCAATATAATGTTAGTTAAACCACTTACTGCTTTTGTTGAGGATGCGCTATCAAATAATGACCCATCAACATAAGCTAACTTTTCAGTACTTGTTGATACAAACACAAAATTATGCCAATTGCCATCTCTCCAAGAAGAGGGGGATGTACCAGTAAGTCTCGCTCCATATATATCACCAAAACTAAAATAGTAATCTCCATTCTGGTGTAGAGCAAATCTAATTAAATTATTATAAGTTGATTGGGCTGTACTCGCGGTTGACGAAAAAAACGGAAAGTTATTTGTGTTATCTATTTTTGCCCAAATTGAAAATGTATAAACATTTGTAAACCCACTTAAAACATTAGGCAGGTCTATTCTACTACTACTCCCATTAAACACCGCAGCTTGACCATACCTCCCAAATTCATATTGTTCAGTACCGCTCCAAGTTCCATCATTGCCATTTGTTCCCTCATCCTCTGCTGAATTGTCCAATTTATAATAAGCTACTGGTGTAGTTCCTGTTGGATAATTTACTGTATCGGTTGTACAAGTATATACACAAGCGGTTTCTGCGTAAAGGGTATCTATTTCACTTTGCAATAAAGCTCTATTAAAGAATCGTAATTGGTCTATGTCTCCATCAGCGTTCAAAGGTGTTACTGCTCTATATTGACCAATTAACGCCTGTGCAGACGTTGAATAAGTTATATTATTAATCCACCAAGAGTTTGTCGCACTTCCTGATGTTGTATAAGTAACTGTTTGTTTTACTCCATTAATGTATAATTCTACTTCAGAACTTCCAAGTTGAGCAACAACGTGAACCCAATCATCCGTTGCAGTAACCCCTACTAATGCATCAAGTCTTTGACCTGAATCATTATTTTGTACCCTCACTCTTAAATCAGGTACACCAGACCAAGTACTTTGAATCCAATCAAAAGTAAAGTAATCTTTTGTGTCAGTTGTAGATGAAACAGAATAGATATACACATTACTCGTTGTAGTTGATGGCTTTATCCAAGCACTTATACATTTTATTGTGTCGCTATCATTAAATGGAGAACCTGTTGGTAATGTTATCTTACTACTACTCCCATTAAATCTCGCACCATAGTTTATCTGTCCCGCTACTCCGAACTCAACGTCAGTAGGTGTGCCATCGTAGTTACCACTCGCATCAGAAGCATCGTAGTCAAGATTGTATAAAGCTAAACCACTTGAATCGCCAAATGGGTCTGCGGAATCAGTAGCACAAACTGCTGCTGCTGCTGCACCTGTATTAATTAATCTTTTGCCTATACTCATACTATTTCATCTTCAGATGGTGGGAAAAATCTCTTGTCGTATTGCAACAAGTCAGCATAGGATGTCAACGCATTGACCTCCGATTCTTTTCTGTCAAGTTCTGTCAATATGCCCGACCTTTCCGTTTGTGTATCTGAATCAATATCGATGTCCCTTTCGAATTTCCTTACAACCTGCCAATCACTTGGTTTCAATAAATGATTTGCTTTTTGTTTTAGTTCAGATAAAATGCTTGATTGTAAATCTGAAACTTTATATCTTTTTTCTGTATCGCCTGTTGGTTCACCATCTTCGCCTATAATATCTACGTCTTGACTAAAATCAATATTAGTTACGTCATAGGTTACTATTTCATTTTCAGCGTCAAAGTATAACTCGCCTTTTGTTTGTGTCAATGGATTAAATGATGGTTTTACAACATCATAAAAACCTTCCGCCTCAATAGTTTCAGCATCGGCATTTCTAAAGTTTAAAATAACAGTTCCATCATCCTTGGTATATTCAGATGGTAGAGATTTATAAATTTTTATTTGACCGTTTTCAGTTCTTGCTTTCATATTATTGTGGTTGTGCCGATGTATAAGTGGCAATTGAATAGTGATATATTTTTGAACCCGATGTGTCATCCGTGCAAACTATTTGAATCAAGTTTGTCGCTGAACCATCGTAAGTGGTTGAACCTACCCGGTTAAAAGTTGAGCCGGTTTCTGCAAAAGTCAAGGCATAATTTCCGGTAACAATTAAGTCAACAACCTGACCTTGAACGGCGTTTGAAAATGTAAAGGTTGCCGCACCGGATGCGGTTGCCGTAAATGTACAACCGTTTAAAAAATTAAGGGCGAAAGATGTTCCACTACCAAGTGCCGAAAGTTCCGAATATCGATTTTCTAATTTTGCAAAGGTAACTGAATCATCGGCTAAAAAAGCGGTCGCCAATGTTGTCGCAACGGTACCATCTGCCAAAAGAATTTGGCTCGATGTTCCACTTGTTTTTACAAATGTTGCTGCCTCCAATCTTCCGGTGGTGTCAACTTGGATGTTCAAGTCATTACCAACGCCATCAGTAAGTTCTTTTGTCGAAGATGATGCGGCGGCATTATCACTTAATTTGATAAGACCCTGATAAGTATCTTTTATTTTTAATCCCGATAGTGTAGTACCCATAATTTATTTTTTACAAATTTAACAAATTTATATTTCATCCCATAATTCAGTTTCCGTATTCCAATTATTATTTAAAACCTCCCAAGTTTCCGGCAATCTTTCATCATATCTGTCCCAAACCTCATTGATAGAATCCCAAGTAAGTGGGATGACATAATTGTAGGATTGCCATCTGTCCTCTGTATTACTCCACAAATCCTCAAGATTATCTTGAAGATATTTTTTTATTATTTTACTGGTTTTTTTTGACCTTGAAATTATGTTATGTGGAATACCAAGCATTTATTTTGGTTTACGCAAATAACATATTATTTGACCGTGTGAAATTGAAATATTAGTAAAATTACCATATATGATGTGTCCCTCCTTTATTGCAAAACTGGTTAGTCCGCTATCACCTCCCGATGTGTCGTTTGTAAGTGTAATGGTGCAATTTTCAGTACATTCTATTGAGCCGAAAAATTCACCACTTGGGGTTGATTGGTTTCCGTGATTGTAATCTAAAAGACGAAATCCATAATCACCGAATGACATTCGATAGAAATTATTTGCTGAGTACAAGTCACGAGTTGCCATATTTATCTTTTTTTACCTTGACCACGATATTTTTTTTTCCACCCTTTTTTATTTATTGATGCATTCTTTGAATGAACACCGGGGCGTTTTTTCTTTGTGGATTCTACAAAATTATCAATTATTTTCTTTGCCATTATTTGTGGAGTTTGTTTCCAAATACCTTCTCTACCCCGCGAGAACCAAAATATCCTCCAAGGATAACTTGCATCAGACCTGTGATTGTTGTCAAGTCATAATCCATATACCATCCAACGATATAAGAAATTGTAAAAAAACACAAAGTCAAAGGTCTAACATTTTGCGCCAACCATCCACTTCTACTATCTGCCACCCACCTTCGGGTCACGCCATCCATTTCGGCACGTTCTAATCGTAGTTTTTCAAGTGCGACCTCCTTATCCTCGGATGACATATCTGAGCCTCCTATAATCGCTTCAATTACGTTTCCAATTGGTGTATCTTCGGCAATCGCACCGACTACCTTTGGAATCTTTTGAAGTAGAAAAGAACCTACTGCCGTATCTTTAAATTTCTTTTTAGGCATATCGTGCTCCCTACTGTATTAGTAAATCCAAATGACATCGGGGATTTTGTGCCCATCATAATCCTCGCCATCGGAATCAACGTGAATGAATGTTTTTGCAATTCCAAATCTATTGAATCCAACATCTTGCAACGCTGATAAAATGATGTGTCTTTGCCTTGAATTTTTGATTGAGATATCCACCGCTTTTCCAACGATATGGCTCGAGTTCGGTTTTCCTCCAACCTCTCTATTGTGTTCGATTGTCCGCCATCCTGAGTTGATTTTAAATGGTATCCCTGCAATGTCACGGGCATTGTCGAGCATTTTAAGGAAATCAGCATCCATATACTTGCCACTACCGGGAACATCCGGCGAATCAAATTCCTCATATTTGAAATATTTTAGACTCATTTTTTACAGTCGCATTTGTTATCGTATTTCATTGCCTTGTTT